GACTACCCCCGGAAAGACATTTCACTCGACAGCTACCCCCGAATAGGCTACTCAATCACATCACGCGAAGAACCTCTTGGGACAGACGGCACAGCAACAGAAGAAGAACTAGACATAGACCTTCGTGTTTACGCAACATCCAACAAGCAATTAACCGACTTGCTCCAGGAAGTCAGATCAGGACTCCTCGCAAACACAAACAACTTTTATCATATTCCTTATTTACATCCAGCAGGCTTCACGCCAAGAGGCATGGAACCCGGAAGACACGACAAAATCTCCGTGCAAGGCCTGCGCGCAAAAGGAAAATTCATCATAAACGACTAAAGAGGTATTAAAATGGGAACAGAAGGAATAGGCGGAAACCGCGTATATGCGTCATACGCAAGTGAAGGGCTAGGCTCGCTGGGAACAGCAGGCAGTCCCTTCGACACTCCGTTCGGACGAGACGTGCGAATAAACGTAGATAGTAAAAGAAATCTCGAACCCATCTACGATTTATACAATAGGAACATGCAGACAATGGTCGCAAAAAACTTTGAAGGCATGGCCACCATAGACTGCCAGCTCTCAAACCCCTGGTTTTTCTACTCTCTGCTCGGCTCCCACGTCGGAACAGTCTTCACAGGCAGTCCCGTCGCATGGTACACACACACCTACGTTGAATCGAACAGGCTTCCCACCATAACCATTGCAAACGGCTACGACCTAAGCACTAACTTACACAGGAGTCTGCGCGGAGGAATAATCAACTCAGCCACTCTCACAGCAACAAAAAACCAGATAGTAAGACTCAGGCTTGAAATTCCCTACGCGAACGAAACACCCAGCTCCACGCTCCAGGGAAACAGCGTCACGGAAACATACCAGCCAGTGAGCTTCGCAGGAGCCACCTTGAACATTGCAGGCTCAACCATTTCAACCATTCCAAGCCACGAGCTCGTATTCACAAACAACGCAGTCTTGGAAACAGGAAACGGAAGTCAAGTACCTACTAAGAGCACACCAGGAAAAAGAGAATACCGCCTGCGAGGAACTTTCCTCCTAGAAGACGCGACAGAATTCATGAACAGGTTCTACGGAGCCAGCGACGGACTAGAAGTCAACCCAGACCCCGAAGCCTACGTCACACTCAACTACAACACAACAGGCAGCGGAACAGCTCAAAACAACATCCAAGTCAACCTGGGCAGCGTATGGTTCGACCAACACACAATAAACCCAACAGTCGACGAAACCGTGAAAGAAGACGTAGTCATGCGCGCAGCATACTGCGGCAGCGTGACCTGCATAAACGGAGGCAGCCCAATGCTGGGAATATAAGGTGGTACAGTGACAGAAAAAACAATTAAAATCAACTGGAAAGGAAAACAAGAAGACGTGACCATAAAATCATTCACGTTCGGCGAACAAAACGACATCAGCGAACAAGCAACCGTCGTAGACACGACCGTCAGGCCCGCAAAAGTAAGCTTCAGCCAGAAAAAACTCATAGAAACAACCATGCTGAAAGGCATCACAAAAGCCCCCTTCCCCATAACACTCGAAGGGATACAAAACCTTGACGCGGCCACAGGAACCCACATCTACGAACAAATAAACAAGATAAACCAAAGTCCCGGAAAAATGGAAAAATCCGCCTGAGAGACGCAGTGAAATACGGAACATCAGACCCGGAACTCACACAAAAAATCGTTTATGCCGTATTCGCAAAAAAAGGCTGGACGCCCTCTCAGGTAGACGCCACAGACAAGCGCCAGCTGGAAGACATCCTGGAAGTATGGGTCGCCCAAGAACAAAACAAACCCAAACCCGGAGGACCATAAAATGGAAACATACAGCCTCGAAGCAATACTGAAACTGAACACAGAAGAAGCCCAAAAGAAAATAAACGCGCTCACCAAAACAGTCGACGCAAACACAAGCGGCGGAGCCGGGGGCGCGGGAAACGCAGCAATCGGCGGGTTGATAGGCGGAGCAGTAGCTGGCGCGGTAATGGCCGCGATTCCCACTCTCTTAAACTTCCTTTCCGACGCATTCAAAACATTCCTGCAAATGCTAGGCCGAATAGTCTCCCTCCTCTCCCTCATCCTAAAACCCATAGACCTACTCCTAACCTCTATTCTAATGCCTTTATTCTACATGCTCGCGCCCCTAATCCGGATTTTAAACCGCTTGTTAATGCCTTTCATTCGAGCATACATGAAACAAATACGCGAACGGAAAAGCCAATTGGAAACATTCGGACCAGTAATGTTTCCAATGATAATGACCGAAGCGTTCGTCAGTGGAATGACCGCCTTATTCGAGCCAGTGATGGACCTCTTTATTGATTTAGCCTACACTGCAGCTTCAGTCCTCCTACCAGTCCTCCAACAGACCACAGGATTAATCGCGGATATCGCGGACGCCTTTTTCAGCCTCTTTGGGATAGAAACCCACTTTAGTGACTTCGTTGACGAAATGTTCGAAGGCCTAATCGAAAACCTGCCTACTATAAGAGACTTCATCAAAGCAGAAATAGACATCATCGCCAACAAAATAGAAGTCCTCCCGGACTCCATCCAAACCGCAATAAACAAAATGGAAGAAAGCGGAGGAATCGCAGCAACAGTCGCCAGCGCGATGAACAGCATAGATGCAGCAGTCTCCCTCACTTTTGGAGCAGAAAACGGAACCGTGATGAAAACAATCCACTCAGCCTTCGACACACTAACCACTCAAACCTTCCCAGATCTAGCGGACAAAGTCCAGACCACACTCGAAGGAATGAGCGAAGACACTGCCACTCGCATCGCAGAAGTACGCGAAAAAATGCAAGGCCTCATCGCAGACCTTAAAACACTCACCAACACACTCTCCGCGCTTTTAACAGCAGTCAACGCAATCACAGGTCCCATCCGCGAATTTGTGGAAGCTCTCAACTCCTTCTTCAGACGCAACAAGCTAAACACAGCAAACTTAATAGAACAACAACTAGCAAACGCCAAAGTCACCATCCCTCCCGGCGGCTACAATCAACAACCCACATTCCAACTCCCAACAACCGGAACCGGAACAAACCAGTTCTCAATGCCCAGCGGATTTGGAGTCAACCAGGACAACCGCGTCACAGTAAACCTCAACAACGCCCAACTCAACGACACAAGAAACATCGTCACGCTCGCCAAAGAGATAGCCTACGAGCAAGAATGGAACAGACAAGGAGCCTGAAATGAGCAACTTAATAGAAATAAACAACGGAAGCCCAGGACAACACCTCTACTTTTTTGTCAAAGATAAAGACGAATCACTCGACCCCAACCCAGACACAATGCCCATGCCAGCAGGAACCAGCGCAGACACAATAATAAACGATTTTGGCGGCAGGCAAAGAGACATCATGCTCCGCGCGCTGCTCATAGAAGGATACAACCTAGGAAGCGGCACAGGCGTCGAAGGAATCACCAACAACGGTAGCAAAATCACCGCCGCAGACAACTACATGTTCAACGTTTCCAACCTCCAACACTATTTAATCATCCCAAACCGCGCGGGCAGCTTCGCAGGCCTCGCACACTGGAGACACAAAGAAACCGCAGGAGACGTTAATAAACTCGAATGCCTAATCAGATTCACAGAAGGAGAAGTATACTAGCATGACCACGCTCACACTCGAAATAGGAAGCGAACACGCGAACGCCACCATCAGCGGAGCCCAATGGACTGCAGGACATAACGGCAGCGCCCTAGGATTCGACGGCAGCAACGACTTCCTCCAAGCAACCCACCTAGACGGAATCACAACAGCATTCACAGCCACAGCCTGGGTCCAACTCGGCCAACAAAACAACGAAAACACAATAATCCAACAAATCAGCGGCACCATCGAATCCCACGCAGGAGCAAACTCCGGATGGGCCCTAGGAACCTCCAGCGGCACCACCAAAGCATTCAACTACACAATAACCGACGGAAACAACAACTTCCTCCAAGAAACCTTCGCAAACGGCAGCCTTGACGGAAACTGGCATCACCTTGCACTCACATGGGACGGCGCGACAGGAACCGCATACATAGACGCGCAAATCGCTAGAACAGACGCTCAAACCATAGGCAGCCTCACCAACAACCAAGACCTCCTCATCGCAACAGTAACACCAAAAAACAGGTTCACAAGCGGCACGCTAGACGAAATCAGAGTCTACAACCGCGCGCTCACAGAAACAGAAATACGAAACATCTACCTCTCAAACCAACCCATTACCAACGGCCTCCTCTACCAATACCGCCTAGACGCAAGCGGAACCACCGCAACCAACACGCCAATGGAAGTCACAGACCACATCACAAAACTAGAATACTCCGACGACATAAAAGCCATTGACAAACTCTCTTGCACGCTCACCCGCGCACACTCCGGAGCAGAAATCATAGAAAACCAAGAAGTAAGACTCCGAATAAACGGACAAAAAATGTTTAACGGATACATAAGAAAATACACCGACTACGCCAACTACGAAATCCAAGCCCTATCCAACGCCGCGCTCCTAGGGCGAACACAAGCCACAGAACGATACCGAGACTACAAGCTCACAGAAATAGCTGGAAGCCTCATCACCACCTACACAACCTTCGACACAACCAACATCCAAAACAACGACACCACACTCAACGACTTCAGAGCCGTAAAATCAGTCAGAACAGCCATCGACACAATCGCAGACACCTTAAACTGGCAGTGGTACCTCGACCCGGAAGACAACTTCTACCTCGAACCCATCGGAACCACAAGCAGCGGAAAAACTCTCACGGTAGGCTCAAACGCAGAAAAAATAGGAAAATGGGAATACGAAGTCCCCCTCGCCAACGACTGGATAGTCGAAGGCGGCGTCTACGGCGTCGTCGTCCACGAAGACGACCCGGACAGCATAGGCAGCTACGGACTCTACGCCCACAGAAAATTCGACAACAACCTCACAAACAGAGAAGACGCCAGACAACTAGCAAAAACACTCGTCCAAACATACAAAGACCCCATACAAAGAGGCACACTCACAACCAACGACATAGACCCAAACATGCGCGCAGGCAGAACAATCATAGTCAATGACTCAAAAGCCAACACCCCCATCACCAACGAAACATTCACAATCAAAGATATTCGAATCACATACGGCCAACAACAAGGCATGAAAGCAGAAGTCATAGTCGGCCAATCAGACATCAAACTCTACAACTGGGAAAAAGACCTAGAAAAAAGAGTAGAAAACCTTGAACAAGTCGAAACAGGCAGCCCATTAATCAAACTCGTGGAAGTAAACGACACTGCAGACGTGTCCGAAGGTCCCGGAAGATTCCTACAAATAAAAACCCGAAACATAGGCAGCTCTGCAGTCTACGACCACCAAGCAGGAAACGGCCAATATGGAAACGGTTCCTGCCTTTACGACGATAACGGCTCCTCCCAAACAGACTTTTATTCGTGATAAACATGGTAGTAACAATAAAAGGAAGACAAGTCCTACGCAACCTCGCGATAAACGCATCAAACGAATACTTCCAATACATCGCAGTAGGCACAGGCAGCTCCACGCTCACAGGCTCAGAAAACACGCTCGGAAACGAAGCAGGACGCTACGAAGTAAGCGGAACCAGCACAGGCGCGCCAGCAAGCGCAACATCAAGCATATTCATTCCCTCAACAGATATGAGTGGACTCACACTCAACGAAGTAGGAATTGCAACTCTAGTCAGCGGAGGCAGCATCTGCACGCGCACAAACTTCAGCGGACTAGACAAAGACATATACACCGAAGTATGGATAGACTACGGAACAGACTTCGAAGACGGAGGAACATAAAATGGCAGGAACAGGAGAACTACCAAAATCAGGCGGCGACGCAGTCCTCAGCTCAGACATAAACAACCTTGCATACGCCGTGATGAAAGACTGGAAGGGAGACGGCAGCGACGGCAGCTACACTTGCAGCGGCGCACAAACACTCAACCTCAACCAAGAATACAACCTCACCGACCTCACCGTGAACTCAGGTTGCACACTAAGCTTCACAGGCTACGGCCCCGCACTCCTCAGAATCTCAGGAAACTGTACGATAAACGGAACCATCAACCTTAAAGGCAACGGCTATCCCGGCGGAGCAGGCGGCGGAGCAGCAGCCGCAGGAAAAGCAGGAATCGGCTTCGCCTGGAAAGCATACGCCAATCCAGCCTACCCCGGAGCAGGCGGAGAAAACGGCACTCCAGGAGCAGGCCCCGCAGGCGGAGGCGCAAGCATAATCAACGACGGAACAGACGGAACAGGCGCAGGACACGGAGACGGAGGAACCTCCTTAAACGACTTCATGCGCGCCAAATATGGATTCTACAACCTCTCCATGATAGGACTCGCAGGAATGGGTACAGGCGGCGGAGGCGGAGCTGGAGGCGCGGGAACAGGCGACCAAGGCGGAGCAGGCGGCGGTTGTTTAGTATTAATGGTTGGCGGCAGCCTAACCTTCAGCGACTACTCAGAAATCAACCTGACAGGAAGCATGACAGCCAGCGGAGGAAACGGCGGCTACGGCGGTGGAGGCGGCGGCGGCTACGCCATCATATTCCACAAAGGACCTCTCTCAGATGGAGGGGTCACAGTGAACTGCAGCGGAGCCACAGGCTTCGACACAGCAGGCGACGGAGGAAACGGAACATACGACATCCAAAGAATAAACCTTTCAGAGTGATACCATGCTATTCGACGAAATACTCGACAAAATCTGCGACTACGAACCAGAATTTTTACAAACCAAACAAGAACTAAAACAATGCCAGGAAATAAACGAAATCCTGCACGCCACACTAGACAACGAAATCAAAAAACACCACCAATTAAACCAGAAACTCGACCTCACCCAACAAAGAATACAAGGAATGAAAGCAGAAGTCGCACTCAAATGCACTTTAATCAAAGAATTAAACGCGCGACTAGCACAAGTACCTCCAGCACAAATCCTACCCAAAGCAGTCCGAGAACACCAAAAAAAATACCCGCACGTTTTTATCACATTCCCCCGCCCCATCCCCCACTCAACCCAAACCGTCCAAGTAGACGTCAGACACTTCATCACACCCCAAGACAACAGAATCCAAGGATGGGTAGAAAACAGAAAACTAGAAATAAAAGATCCCTGGAACTGCAACGACCAAATAATCAAACTGTACCGAGAAGACCGCAAAACACTCAAATACACGCGCGACACCACGCAATTCGGCATCAGCGAAATGTGGCTCTACCCCCACGAACTCCTAGCACTCGGAAAAGGCGACTGCGAAGACTACGCCCACCTCCTCGCCTCTCGAATGATAGCAGCAGGCCTGCCTCCGCAGAGGATAAGAGTAGTAGCCGGACTCGTCAACTCACGCCAAGGAGGCCACTCCACCATCTACATACTCAACGATAACCTAAAAACCTGGCACCACTTCAACAGCACAGGCAGCTACAAAGGCAAACACTTCAAAGACTACCCAACAAGCAAAGACACCACAGACCGCATGGGCATCCACGGAGCCCACACCTGGCTCTCCTACGACAACCAACGCGCCTACTCCACCTTCAGAACAGACCTAGCAACAGAATCCTACTACCAGGAACCCCTCTCCAACAAACTCGTCATAAAGAGGTGCAGGCAGTGAACCTAGACGACAGAAAATTCATGAGCAGAATAAACACCCAACAAGCACGCCTCGAAACCAAACTAGAAGGCATGCACGAAGACATCAAAGACATAAAAAACAACTCACACGAAATGGAAAAAGAACTCCAAGACCTAAGCAAAGACTGTCAACTCAACAGCAAATTCAGAGAAGACCACCTCGTCGAACACAGAGGCTACTTCAACAAAGCAATAGCAGTCATAGCCGTTTCCGTAACACTCGCATCCTTTATAGGCAACATACTCATAAACTTAATAACATGAGGTGATTAAAACGTTCAAAACATTAAACAAAAACCCACTGAAATCCAAGACCATACTAGCAGGCGCAGGCCTCATCATTATTGGACTCTACGCTCTAATAATGGGACTGAACGGCCAACCCATAGATCAGGAAGCAATCACTGCAATCCTCTCACTCCTCACAGGCCTTGGAGTAATCGGAATCAGAGACGCACTTTAAAACCTTCCAGGACACAAAAAAGCCTGGAACCCCTCCCTTTTTTTTCAACCGAAAAATATAAATACTAGGCACACATAATTAAACCCACAATGAAGACCACGCGCCCCCAAAAATACAAAAACTATTCAGGAACCGACTACTACCGCGTGAACCTGCCCAGAGACTTCACAGAAAAATTCGAAGAACTCCAAAAAAAAACACTCGAGATCAACCACTCCGGAGCACAAATAACCTTCACGGTGACAACATGAAACTCTTAATGCTATCCGACATGATAATGGGGCCCACAGGATTCGCCAATCAAACCAGAGAACTCGCCTCGCGACTCAACACCCGACCAGACTTCGAAGCCATTTCCATCTCCTGGAACTACCAAGGCCAAGCAGTCCAACAAGCAACACTTCACGGCGGAGAAACAATAAACACGCAAATCCTTCCCGGAGGACGTGCAGCCTACGCGCAAAACGAACTCCAAGAATACCTTAAAAACGAGCAACCCGACCTCTTTTGGACGCTCCTAGACTCTTTTATGCTATTCCCCTGGATATTAACCAAAAGCTTCAACCCGGCCAAATCACTGCTCTACTACCCCAGCGACGGAGAATACTTCCCCAAACAATGCGAAAAAGTTTTAATGAAGTACGATAACACAGTCGCCATGAGCAGATTCGGCCAAGAACAAGTCCACGGCCTATTCAACATAAAAAGCCACTACATCCCCCACGCAACCGACCCCAACACCTTCCACCCCCTACCCCCCGGCCTGAAAGAACAATGCAAACAAAAATTTGGAATCCCCGCAAACGCCTTCGTGTTCGGAGACGTAGCAAGAAACCAAGGCAGAAAAGCAATGGCCTACGAAATAATAGCCTTCGCAAAATTCCTCGAAGAAAACCCCCACGCAGACGCCTACCTCCTACTCCACACAGACTTCCAAGACATCGCCGCCCCATCAGACCTCAACAACCTAGCACACAGATATAATGTCCAACACAGAGTTAAACCCACCGGCATGAAAAGCTCGAAAGGCTTCCCAAAAAAAGAAATGAACAACATCTACAACGCCATGGACGTACGCATCAGTACCTCCACAGGTGAAGGCTTCGGCATCTGCTCAATAGAATCCATGAGTGCAGGAATTCCCAACATAAACGTCGACTACACCACCACCCCAGAACTCTACGACTACCCCTGGCCAGAAATAACAAACGGACGATTCCACTTCAAAAAACGAAAAGAACTGCAAATAGGCAAAGCAGGAATAGGCGTACCCATCGCAACAGAAGTACCTGGGACATGGGACGTCTACAGAGGATTCGTCGACGAAAACAAATTCGCCGAAGCAATGACACTACTCTACCAAGACAACACACTCAAAGAAAAAATCGCCAGATCCTCCAGGAAAAGAGTCCAAAAATACTACTCCTGGGATGGCCCAAACGGAATATTCCAACAATGGGTCGACCACTTACAGAACGTGATACAATGACATGCAAATACCGCTTTGAATGCACAGACTACCCCCTAAAATGCTTTGGATGCGCTCACAAAAACAGCGCGTCAGAGAGTCACTTCGAACCCAAACGAAAACAAATACAAACCCCAGAAAGCAACTGGGAGCAAAGACTCAACGAACCCCTAAAAGAAATCAAGAGGATTTAACCATGACCATAACCATCAGCGCAGCAATAGTCGCGCAAAACGAAAACGGCCCCCTCTTCAGAGCATGCATAGACAGCGCATTAAACATGCTCGGAGCCAAAGAAGTCATAATCGTAGACGGTGGCAGCACAGACCACACTCCCGAAAAAATTTGGGACTGGTTTCCCAATGAAAGCCACATAGAACAAAAAATCAAAATCTACCACCGCCCCTTCAGAAACGCCAAATCCTACACCCAAAACAGAAACTACGCAATAAACCAATGCACAGGAAAATGGATATTAAACCTAGACGCAGACGAAGTCCTCGACGACTCCAGCCTGTTAATCCAACAACAACTCCAAGAAAAAGGCACCACCACCGAAATCTGGGACATCCAAGGCGTCCACTACCTCTACAACCTCAACACCATAGACGCGACGCTAGACACGCACAGATTCCTAGGACGCCTCTTCACCAACAAAGAATACCACCGCTACCCCTCACACACAATGCACGGCGTCGTTCCCGGAAGCGGAACAAACCTCCTCCCAGGAACATACATCCACCACTTCGGCTACATGAAAGGCCTCTTAAACTACATGCTCAACAAATGGAACCAAAACAGCAAAAACTGGGAAATACACAAACCCGACCAATTCAGGCAATACATCCAGCACGTACTCACAGGCACCTACCCCACCAAACAAAGAGACGTAGACCTCCCAAGCTCCCTCAAACTCAACAGGTTTTTAATATGAAACAACTCGAAAAAGATTACACCGCAACAAACACAAAACTCTTAAAACACCCAGACAGACTAGCCACCGCAAAAAAAGGTTTATTCCAACCCATCACGCTAGAAGTAGCTCCAACTAACAAATGCAACCTAAACTGCAACTTTTGCAGCGTAGCAAACAGAGACACAACCCAAGAACTCAACATCACAGAACTAGAAACAGCCCTGAGCACGTTCCAATTAATCGGCCTTAAAAGCATTGAAATCACAGGCGGCGGCGATCCCTGCCTCTACCCCCACATAAACCGACTGATAAACACAATCCACAGACAAACCACCTGGCCCATCGGAATGATAACAAACGGCATCGCCCTGGACAAAATCCAAAAAATCAACCTACAACACCTGACCTGGCTGCGAATCAGCTTAAACGCGCTAGACCAAATCCAAACAAAACCATACGAGAGAAAACTTTTAAAACTCGGCCTAGACGACTTCCAGGGAACACTCGGATTCTCTTATGTCTGGAATAAAACCAGCGACCTCAACATCATCCTCCCTCTCCTCAGAAGATTCAAACTCGAATTCAACGCCAAATACGTGCGCGTCGTCCCGAATTGCCTGTCAGTCAAAGACCAAAAAACCTTCAAAGACAACATAGCCAAACACTTCCAGGAAGAAGGTATGTTCGCACAAACCAAGCCCTACTCAATCCCAGAAAACTGCTACTGGGGCTACTTTAAACCATTCCTCAACGCAGACGGCTACATCTACCGCTGCAGCGCCTGCCCACTCCTAGACAGAAAATTCCCAGAAGACTTCAGAATGGGCCACATGAACGACATAATCAAAATATGGAAAAACGCAAAACCATTCAAACCCACGCGCTGCGAACCCGGAAAATGCTTTTTTGCCCCGCAAAACCAATTAATCCATGAAGCAATCACAGGAGGCCCGCACGATGACTTTATTTGAAAAAGACTATTTTGTAGGCGGAACAAAAAGCAACTTCAAAGACTACCGCATGAGAAAATTCGACGGCCTGGCCAGAGACTTATCCATGAAAATGACCACAAAACTCGACCTCCCCCCAGAACTCCTGGAAATCAGAGAAATAGGAAGCGCCACCGGAGCCCTGATACACCAACTACTCCAACTAGGCTACAAACACATTAAAGGAACCGACATCAGCAACTGGGCCGTAGAATACGGAAGAAAAACATTTGACATTAAAGACCAACTGAAATTCTACGACCGAAACATCCTAGACACCAAAAAAATCTTGCATTTCATCATATTCCTGGACGTCCTCGAACACATGCCTGACAACGAAATAGAATTCTTCCTGGAACACGCTCACACCAACACAGCACAATACCTCATAATCCGAGTCCCCGTCAGCGCGCGCGAAGGAGAGGACTACGTCCTCGAAGTATCTCGGAACGACAAAACCCACTTGCAAGTCCACTCGAAACAGTGGTGGGACAAACTCCTACAACACAACGGATATGAAATAGATGAAATCCTGCACTGCGAAAACATCTACGAAAGCGAAGGAGTTTTTGCAAGAATCTACCGGAGGCAAAACGTATGAACATCTTAATAACAGGAGGCGCCGGATTTATCGGCTCAAACCTCGTAAAAAAACTCAACACCGCAGACAACAAAATCACAGTAATAGACAACCTCTCCACAGGCCACCAAGATAACATCAAAGACCAAACACTACACAAATTCATTCCCACAAGCGTAGACATAGGCCTCGGAAAATACACGCGACTAATCCCAGAAAACTACGACCTAGTCTACCACCTCGGCATTCCAAGCAGCAGCCCCATCTACAAAAAAGACCACTGGAAGGTAGGCCTAGCAATAAACGACTTCATTAAAATCCTAGACTTCTGCAAAAAAGGAAACACTCCCCTCGTCTACGCCTCCAGCTCAAGCATCTACAACAACAAGCCCACACCCCACAACGAACAAATGACTCCCTACTGCCTAGACTACTACACCGAAGCCAGATACTCAATGGAACGCCTAGCCACGATGTACGCAAAACTCCACAACATAGAATCCGCAGGCCTCAGATTCTTCAGCGTCTATGGCCCCAACGAACAAGCCAAAAAAGACTTCGCTAACATAATCACCCAAATGATACTCAAGAAAACCTTTGCCATCTACGGAGACGGCACACAAACCAGAGACTTCACCCACGTCAACGACATAGTCAAAGCACTAGAACTAGCAGGAAACCACGCCTATAAAAATCATGAAATCGGAAACAAAGCAGACGCCAACATTTTCAACGCAGGCACAGGCACAGAAACCAGCTTCAAACAAGCCGCAGAACTCATACAACAACACACACCCCTAGACATAACATATACCAACACTCCCCTCCCCCCCGGATACGTGAAAAGAACCTGCGCAGACACAACACACGCCCGGAAATATCTCAGCTTTGACGCTCAGATATCACTGGAAAAAGGCATTAAAATGCAAGTAGAGGAATACGCATGACTCCCAGAGTAAGCGTGCACATCTGCACGAAAGACCGCGCAAGCGAAGTCGCGCAACTACTAACCAGCCTACGAAACCAAACCTTCCAAAACTGGGACCTAATACTCGTAGACTCCAGCAACCCCCACCCCATCTGGACCTTTCCCTTCATAGCCAACACGCTAACCCGAATCAAATGCGAAAAACACGGACTCCAACTCATCAGACAAGACCCCCCTCTCGGAGTATGCAAAGCCCGAAACACAGCAATAACCGAAGACAAATACCAAAACCCCCTCATCTGCAGGATAGATGACGACTCCATACTCGAACCCACCTACCTCGAAAAACTAACCACGCAAATGAACAGAAACCAACAACAAGCAGCAGTCGGAGGAATAGTACCTCTATGGGGCGCACCCCCCTACTACCGAAACATAGACAAAGCGACACCCATCTTCAACCGAATCAGCTTCGACAAACAAGGAAACCTGACCATGAAAGACGACGGAGGATACCAATACCTCCCAGACCTAGCAGGCCTACCCAGCCACCACCTACGCAGCAGCTTCCTATTCAAAAGAGACGCAGCCCTCGAAATCAAACTCTTTCCAACAGAATACGGTCCAGTAGGATTCAGAGAAGAAACAGACTTCTCCCTCAAACTCCTACAAAAAAACTATGCCCTCACAACAGTCACCAGCGCAATATGCTGGCATAACATCTGCCAAAGCGGTGGCGTCAGAACACCAGACTACATGGAACAAGTCCAAATAGCAGACAAAAAATTCAAAATTAAATGGCAGGACGCATGGAAAAAAGGCCGTTTAACTCAAGAAAACATGGCGGTGAAATGGAAATGAACATAATATCAAGAATAAGAGCCCTCCTCTTCCCACAAACACGCTTCGACTACGAAGCCTACCACAACTCCCGAAAACAACTCAAACAAGTAAAACAAGCCTGCGAAAAGAGGCGAAAACAATGAAACTCAACCTAGTAGGAACAGCAATCGGAAACACAGGCTACGCCCACCACATCAGAAACCTAGCCAAAGCACTCGACCAACAAGGCCACGACACAGCAATAGAAACCCAAGCACCCCACAACTGGCCCCAACTCGTAGACCCCTGGACCGCCAAACTCATCCAAAAAAACAACAGAACCGCCACCCAAATCCTCATCAATTATCCCCCAGCAGCCTACCTAAAAAGCGGAGAAAAAGAACTCCTCTACCAATACTGCGTCTTCGAAGGCACGAAAATACCAACGTCCTGGAGACAAGCACTCAACCAAGACCACATCCAAGCAGTAATCACTCCCTCAAAACACACGAAAACCGCCTGCGAAAGAGCAGGAGTCCACAAACCCATCCACGTCGTCCCACATGGAGTAGACACCACAACCTTCCACCCAGACGCAAAACCAACAAACCCAGACCCCAAAACAACCACCTTCCTCTGGCATAAAGGATGGGCTCAAGGAAAAAACGACAGATCAGGCCTCGAACTATTTCTCGAAGCCTACACCCAAGAATTCAACAAAGAAGACAAAGTCAGAGCCCTCGTCAAAATCAACCCCACCTACGCCCAAAAAAACTACGCTCAAGAAATCAAAAACCTCCAACTCAAAGGACCTCACACAAAAACCATCTACCTCGTAACCGACATACTCACCCCGGACAACCTCGCAGGATTTTACACAAGCGGAGATGTGTTCGTAGCCTCAAGCAAAGGAGATGCATTCGACCTGCCAGCACTCGAAGCAATGGCCTGCGGACTACCAGTAATCTATTCCACCCACAACGGCCACGACGACTACTGCAAAGGCTACCCCCTCACAATAGGACAATACATAAAACCAGGCGACCCAAACCCCCTCTACGAAGAAGCACAGTGGTATTCTCCAAGCATCCCACAAATAAGAAAACACCTACGCGAAAGCTACGAGAACGTAGAACATAGGAGAGAACTCGGACGCGCAGCATGCAAACACGCGCAAACATTAACCTGGGACAACTCAGCCAAAAAACTAATAAAAGCAATCAACGCCTGAACTTCCCCATTAATCGTTAAGTAAAGGACCCCCCACCTCTAAAGTATTCTACTAGCGTCAGCTCACACACTAAAACAACAAACCCCAGGAGAAACACACGAAAACCACCTGAAACCATTAAGTTTGTTAAGTTAGTAGGTAGTAGTAGAATAGCTAGAGAAAGAAAAGAAAGAAAGAAAGGAATACTTTACACCACCCCCCCGTTTAACTTAATGCCGGACTTCCGGTAAAATCGTTAAGTTTATTAAATATAAACGTTTTTGTAGTACGGTGATAAAAATGAAAATAACCAACGAAAACGAATACCTCCATCTCGAAGAAAAAATCGACCGCGCCATAGCCATGAAAGCACAAGGCTACCCATACAGCGAGATAGGACTCGAACTAGATTGCAGCTCAACCCAAGCATACAACTACGTCACAGACGGCAAACAAATGCTC